ACTTAAGAATTCATTTAAAGGTATTGGCGCAGAAGTAGCTAATGAAACGGCTGCTATGGTAGAATTAAAGAAAAGAACCCAAGAACTAAGAGACGAAGAAGTAGCTTTTACAATTCAGAAGGCGAAAACAAGGCAAGAGATAGAAAAAGCTAGATTAAACGCAGAAGATGAAACTAAGTCAGCAGAAGAAAGATTACAGGCGCTTAAAAAAGCTCTAGAACTTGAAGAAAAAACAACAAAAAGAGAGTTAGAGTTAGCACGTGAAAGAATGAATATTCAAAAGGAAGAGATGGCTCTAAGTGAAAATTCAGCAGAAGATGAGGCAGAACTAGCAAGATTACAAGCGGATATAATAGAAAAAGAAACTGCTTCTGTAAAAATGCGTAGAAGAGTTGTTACTGAGGTTAACGCTTTAGAAAGAGAGTTGCAGGCTGAACAAAAGGCTGCACAAAAAGAAATAGATGACAAGAAAAAAGAAGCTAGAGAGCAAGAGCTAGAAGATGACTACCAATTTTATCAACAATTATCTAAGAATAATAAAGCAGCATCAGATGCAGAAATTGCAGAAGCTAAAAGAGTATCAGATGTCAAGAAAGCTATATTAAAAGCTGAAGAAAGCTTCAAGAAATCTACAATTGATAAGGGTTTTGGTGCTGCAGCTGCTATGGCGGGCGAAAATGCAGCGCTATCTAAAGGGGTTGCAGCAGCTCAAACAATCTATAATACACAACAAGGAATAATGGCGGCTATGGGCGCTACCTCTGTCGGGGATAAACTATTACCATATCCACTAAGACTAGCTAATGCTATTGCAACGGGAGTTATGGGTGCTGCAGCCCTGTCTAAGATTATGTCAACTAGCCCAACAGGAGGAGGTGCCGCAGCAGGTGGCGGTGCGTCAGGCGGTGCTACAGCTACACCTGCACCTCAAATGATGTCAGGGGCTTTTGAATTAGGTGGTGGTATGGCACCAGAGCCTGTTAAAGCCTTTGTAGTAACTGATGAAATGACTAACAGCCAAAACCAACTTGCGAACATTAGGCGTAGGGCAACAATATAGCCCTTGCGCATTTTAAAGGTTTTAAGCGCTTTTTTAACAATTTAAATATGCAACATTACAAAATCAAATAAGTTTAATTAAAATCTATTATATAATATGCCTTGCGAAGAATGTGAAAACGGAAATGTAAAATGGGGTCAGTCAGGAGACTGTCAGTATGACTCAATAGCTGAATGTGAAGCAGCTAATAAAGACTACTATGAAAAGACTACATCTATTGTAGAACTAGTAATAGAAGATGATAATCAGGAACTTGCAATAGATGCTATTAGTTTAGTAGCGTCTCCTGCTATTGAACAGGATTTTGTTTACTTTGGTAAAGAGAAAAATAACTTGACTTTTGCTAAAGTAGATGAAGAAAAGAGAATGCTAGTATCACCTGCTTTAATACCTAATAAGCAGATATTTAGATACAACCCTAATACTGACTCAGAATACTACGTTTACTTTAGCCCTGAGACAGTACGAAAAGCAGCAGAATTGTACTTAAAACACAATAATCATCATAAGGCTACATATGAACACCAAGATAGAGTTAGCGGCGTTCTTACGGTTGAGTCTTGGATAAAAGAAGGTGATATGGATAAGTCTAAATTGTATGGCTATGACCTACCTAATGGCACATGGTTTGTTAAGATGAAGATAAATAACGATGAGCTTTGGAACAAGATTAAAGGTGGTGAGTTAAAGGGGCTTAGTATTGAGGGATATTTTACAGATAAGATGGAAAAAATGGCTGAGAAAGCACCAACTAATGAAGAAATATTATCAGCACTTAACGAAATAATACGCGAAAATCAAACAAAGTAACTAACTATTCTATTATATTAAAAAAGAACCTATGGACATTAAAGAACAAATACTAGTAGCACTTGGCTTAAACAAAGCCGAAGAAGAAATCATTTTAGCTTATCAAGCAAAGTCAGAAGATGGTACAATCTTTGTATCAACTGCTGAAGAATTAGAAGCAGGTGTTGACATTTCTGTTTTAACTGAAGATGGTACAACTATACTTTTACCTATTGGAACTTACAAGACAGAAGATGGTGTAAGCTTTCGTGTAGAAGAAGAAGGTGTAGTGGCTGAAGTAATGCAGTCTGAAACTGAAGAGGAAGTAACAGAAGAAGAAGTTGATGCAGGTTATGACGATAAAGAAGAAATGTCAGAATCAGTTGAATTTGCTTTCCCTGAGTCAGATGCTGAGAAAGCAGACTGGGCTAAGTCTTACGAAGAGATGAAAGACAAAGTAGATAACTTAATGGATGCAATTGCAGATATTAAAGAAAGATTAGGAGAAGGAGATTCAGAAGCTGCAGAATTGACTGAAGAAGTTGTAGAACCAACTGCAAACCCTAAGACAATCAAAACAACTGAAGTTAAAGAATTTTCAGCAGAAGAAGAGCTAGAAAATTTAAAAGCTGAAAACGAAAAACTAAAAACTGAATTAGCAGCAACTCCTGCTGACTCACCAATAAACACAAATAAATTTAGTTCTGAAAGACCGACTCCTACTGCACAAGATTTTAGAAGGATGACGAAACAAGAGAAATTTTTATACAACTTAAATAAATAATAATTAATAATTAAAAACAAAAAAAATGGCATTTACTACAACTAGTAATTTTGCAGGTAAAGCTGCAGGATTCTACATTTCGGCAGCATTAAAAGCATCTAACTCGTTAGATTACCTAACGATGATAGAAAATATCAAATTCAAGAGCAATATACAGGCTATGAATAACACAGTATCGTCAGTAGCTGACGCAACGTGTGATTTCCAATCAGCAGGTACACTAGCTTTAACTGAAAAGATTTTAGAACCTAAGAACCTACAAGTAAATCTTGACCTTTGTAAGAAAACTTTACTAGATTCATGGGAGGCGTTACAAATGAGAGCAGGAGCAGGCGCACCACCACCAGCATCATTTGATGACTACGTTATCTCTTACATGGGAGAAATTATAGCACAAGCAACTGAAGACTCTATTTGGACAGGTACTAATGTTGCAGGTAAATTTAACGGATTCTTAGGGGCAGCAACAGGTTTGTTACTTCCAGGAGTTGACGCAACAGTTGTACAAGACGCAGCTTCTGCAGCTTACGATGCAGGTAATATTATAGCTAACTTGCAAGGAGCAGTTGCAGCTATTCCATCAGACGTATTAGGTAAAGAAGATTTACATATATACATGAATCAAAGAACTTACCAATACTACATTGGAGCAGTTTCTACATTAGGTTACGTTAACGCTTATCAAATGAATGGTGAATACGATCCAAGATTTGAATGTTACAAAATCGCACATTGCAACGGCATGATAGATAATCAAGTTGTAATTGCAGAAAAGTCTAACTTGTTCTTTGGTACTGACTTACTTAGTGATGCTACTAGAATTACTTTGATGGATATGTCTGCTTTGGATGGTTCTGACAACATGAGGTTAGTAGCACGTTACTCTGCAGGTGTACAGTCAGGAACAGGTGCTGACATCGTTAGACAATCGTAAATAAACTAAATTAATAGAAGCGGGGGCGTAAAAACCCCTGCATCTTTAACCCTTTAAAATAAAAAATTATGGCTTGTACAGCACTTACGCGTGGTAGGGGACTAGATTGCAATCGCATATCAGGGGGTGTAAAAAAAATATTCTTCTCAGTATATGACCCAAATGTGTCTTATACCTATGACGCAACACACCCGTTAGAGATTGATGCAATAGATTGGAATGGTTCTACGATTTTCGAATATGTTATGCCTTTAGGAGTAGCTAGTGTAACTGATACAATTGTAGGGTCTAGAGAAAATGGAACAATTTACTACACACCTACTATTAATATCATATTAAACAGACTTACAAAAGAAGACCAAAACGAAATTAAACTACTAGGAAAGAGTAAAGTAAGAATTTTTGCTCAATTAAATCAACAATTAGCTAACGGGCATGATGTATTTATTGCTTTAGGTATGGAAAACGGCTTAGAGCTTAATGCAGGCACAATGGATAGTGGTGCGGCATTTGGAGATAGAAACGGCTATACTCTTACCTTTGATGGAATGGAGGCAATACCTTTTGCTATGCTAGAAGATTATACAACAATTCCTTGGGACCAAAGTGGTTTCATTAATGAAGCAGGAACTTTCCCTACTACTTCATAACACAATTAGTATTTTTCATATATATCTTGAAGAGAGGGCTTTTTTAGCCCTCTTTTCTTTTAAATGCCAAATATTTTATAACTTTTTCTATTATATAATATATGATACAAGCTACAACAGAAACTAAGCTAACAACTTTCCTACAAACAGAGGATAATAGAATAGATACATCAGTAGGTTCTGATTTGATTAGGCACTTAGTAAAGTTTACAAATGATATGGATAAGTCAATACAATATGCTTATTCAACTGTTGATTTAATATATGATAGGTATACAAAGTTTGTATTTGAAAACTCGGCACTACCATCTAAAATAAGTGATTGTAGTGACTTTGTTGCAGGTGTTAGTACCTTTCCTTATGTACTTGTAGCAACACTCGCTTCTGAAGGTGCAGCTAGTCAAGCTGAGCAAACCTTTACTATGAATGTAACATCTTTACCTGTGGGAGGGGCTAATTTTAGAGTTTTTAAAACTACATCAGGCGGTGCAGGAGATACAGGGGTTACAATACCATTAACACTTGGTATAAACACTAAAACAGTACCTGCCGTTTCTTTTAATAGAACAGTTAAATTTCAGTTTGATAAAGATACTGTTGAGTTTGATTCTTTAATATTAAATGGAGTTGCTTCAACTTGTACTGCTGCTTTTAATGATGTTTATACAGGAAGGCTTAACTTAGTGCCTTCAGGTTATTACAAGTATGAAGTGTACGAGGTAAGTTGGACAGGTGCAGTAGCTATAAGTGTAGGTAACGCACCAATAAATGAAAATGATGTACTTCCTGTTGGACCTACTCACGGAGTAGTACAGGGGTTAGTAACAAAAGGCAAAATGTATGTAGCAGATAAATCAGGTACTGCTCAAGTACAATACACACAAAGACAAGAACCATCAGGAACAAATTATATATATTACGGACAATAAAAATTAAAAAATGGCAATAGAAAATGTACAACAACTCTTAACAGAGCAATTAGGAAAAAACAGATGTGATGTAATAGGCACAACTGCAATGAGTGGTAAAGATTACTACGCTATACACTTTCCTGTAGAATCAGTAATAGCTTCAATAGCAGCTACTAATATACAAACAGGAACAGGTTCAGCAGCTTCAAATCTTCATACGACAATGGTAGCAGGGACTACATTATTTCTTCAATGTACCGCAATAACTCTGACTTCAGGTGTTGCTATTTGTTACTACGACCAAGTAATATAATGTTAGCTCAAAAACTAGGTCTAAGTTTACCATCACTAAAAAAAGTGGGAGGTGCTGCTGATGAAAGATTTATCTTTACAATAGACACAACCATTGCAGGACAGACAGGTACCGCATCATTTTATTTGTCAGTTTTAGGCACTAATAATTTTGATGTTGATTGGGGAGATGGCACTTCAGATACAGGTGTAACTGCTAGTACACAACACGATTATGCAAGACCAGGCGGTGTTTTTAATATTACTATAACAGGTAATGATATTGGAGTATATTTTGGTAATGCTTTTGACAAGGCAAAAATAACAAACATTATAAATTGG